CCGTTGTTGTTGGGAAAGTTTAGTACGCCATCTGCACCAAAGTTCCAAATTTTTGTGCCAATCTCAAGATCAATTCCATCGAACGCAATAGGAGTAATCTTAACACCATTTGGCAATGTTAGTTTACCATCTGATCCTAAACTAACTGTGTTACCACCGTTAACCAGTTCGTTAGTTGAATTAAGACCGGCAATGCTAACAGCACTGACCCACTGACTATTATAGTACACATACAAGTTGCCGTCATTCATGTTCCACCAAACGTTACCTTCCGTAACTGGATTTGGTGCTGTTAGAGAAAACTGTACCTGTGTTCCTGGATCGCCTTGTTCGCCCTGCGGCCCAGGCAGTCCGTTGCTGCCATTAGTACCGGCTGGCCCTGTAGGTCCTTGTGGTCCTTGTGAGCCGGTATCTCCTTTTAATCCTGAAATTCCTTGTGGTCCCGTATTTCCTATAGGTCCTGTAACACCAGTATCTCCTTTAGCACCAGTGTCGCCTTTGTCGCCTTTTAATCCACGTAGTCCTTGCGGTCCTTGCGGTCCTTCTGCGCCAGCGGCGCCGGTGTTGCCTTGTGGCCCTTGTGCTCCAACCTCGCCGGGAATTCCTCTAAGTCCACGCTGTCCCTGCGGTCCTTCAGCACCATCAGCACCAGCAGGTCCAGTTGCCCCCATCGCGCCAGTATCGCCCTTGTCGCCTTTTAGGCCACGCGGCCCCTGTTGTCCTTGTATCCCTTGTATACCCTGTGCTCCATTTAAACCAGATTCGCCAGTATCTCCCTTGTCACCCTTAACTCCACGTGGCCCTTGTTCTCCAACTTCGCCTTGGATGCCTTGTGCTCCGTTGATGCCATTGGCTCCTGTATCGCCTTTGTCACCCTTAACTCCACGTGGCCCAATATTGCCTTGCGCACCAGTTTCTCCTGTATATCCGCGAAGCCCAATATCCCCAGTGTCGCCTTTAGCCCCACGTGGCCCAATGGCACCTTGCGGCCCAATGGCACCTTGCGGTCCTTGCACTCCTGCATTTGCACTTGCCCAAAAATTTGAATAGTAAACATACAGATTACCATCATTTGTGTCCCACCATAGATCGCCAGCGTCTGGTGCATCGGGTGGGCTTGCTGATGTAATAACTACTTCAGTTGCAATTACACTACTGTACAGTTCAGTAAAGTTATCGTTTACTTTGTCGAATGCAATTCGCAAAGGATCGCCATTTCCTGTATCAGCCGTTCCTAAGTTTATTATCTTTTTTGTCATTGCCGTTCCTTAATTAAGCAAATGTAGCGTTGAGTGTATACCAATTGGTACTGTCAGCTGTGAAGAATTGTAAAGCCGCTCCTGGCTCTAATATCACCGGGCTGTTTACAAGGTCGTCGTTGATTCGATCGCCACTTGCTGGATATACTGTTAAATTTAGCAACCCTGCATTTTTAACAATAAGTGTATAGCCTGCCGCAGCATTTGGGAAAACTACGCCGGTGCCAGCAGCCACAGTGCTTATTATGTTAATTTCTGCAACTAACGGAACAGCATCTCCTTGCGTTGTTCCTGCAGATGTTATTCCAGTATCTGCACTTTTTCTTATAAGTCCGCCAACTTGTAAATTGCCAGCAGCATACACTGCACCGCTGCCTCCATTAACTGTAAACTTATTAGAATTAACGGTAATATTACCAACACCAACATTCAGCGCAGTTAATTCGCCCAGTGATGTTAAACTTGAATTAACCACTGTGGATGCCAAAGTAGTTCCTGTTAAATCTCCTGCCGCACCAGTTGGGATAGTAATAGCTTCCCACTTTGGTGCTGCACCAGTTCCCTGTGTCATTAAGAATCTACCGGATGTACCAGGTACTAATTCAGTTGTAGTGTTTGTTCCACTTACATAAAATACACCACCAATTGTAGTGCCTTTTAAGTTATCGGATACTCCGGCTGAGCCTGCTTTACCTGCAAACTCATTTGCCCAAACTTTATTAAACACATTGGTACTTTGACCAATGTCGCCGACTTCGTTAGTACCTGTTTTTGTTATAGCCGGTGCAGAAGGTGTTCCTATAAATGATGTAGCATATACATTGTTAAATTTATTTGCAGGGTTACCAAGATTTCTGGCCGCATCAGTTTTAATAATACTATCAGCTTCTGCGCTCACTGATACTTTACTAAGTTCGTAATATACAACAGTATCAACATTTCCAGGAACATTGTCAACGGTAAATGATATATCGTGTATACCATCAGCACCTCCCAGTAATGATCCTTTAATTATTAACTGATCACCAAGAGTATATCCGTTGCCGCCAAACGTACAACTAACACCACTATAGCTTCCACTGCTGTAGCCAACAGTTACCAATGCACCGTTAGCAGTACTGCTACCAACTACATTCGATACTGGTATATTTTCATATTGCCCCGAAGTACCATTGGCCGGTGTAGGAGTACCGTCAATGGTAAATGTTGTTCCGTCCGGGTCAGGTTTCAAACTACCCGAACGTCTTACCATGACTCTACCGCCAGGTTGCAGTGTACCAAACAAACTGTTAATACCGTTTTGAACAATACCGCTGGTTGTAACTTCTTGTGGTGCAGCAGCGGCAGCGGTTAAGTTGCCTAAAATACTACCAACAGCAATATTTGCAATTTCGCTGAGTGCAACGCCACCTGCTTTGATTCCAACAAAGCCGTCTGTAATTTCAAAATTGTCTTCGTCAAAACTGGCCAATCCGCTGGCTGCTTGTTTAGTTGCTGCGGTTCCAGTAGGCGCTGCTGCCCGTGTAGAAGCTAAGGTCATTGACAATTTACTTTGCTCAACTGCCGCGGCAGCATTTAAATGTCTGTTGTAAATTACATTATCATTTATTGTTAGCTCTATAGAACTGTTATCAAGGCTAAGAACATCAGCACCTGTTAAATGATCGGCTGCGGTAGTTAAAAACAATGCACGTACAACCCCATCAAACCTATTTGAAACTTCTGTTGTGCCAGTGTACGAAAATATTTCAGTACCAATTTTTAAATAACCGCTTTCTGGAAATCCTGTAATGTCATCCACAGTCAACGTTGACGCAGTGCTTGGTGATAGGTAGTCAGCTGTTAACTGTGCAATGCTTGAGCTGGTAAACTCGCTGGTTAGTTCGCCAGTAATTGATGTACTAACAACATGTTTGCCAGCGCCTGTAAATAATGCAATATCTCCAGCAGCCGGAGTCATAACATTTACGTCACGTAGTTTATAAAAGCTATCTCGTAAATCTACTTGCTGATCAACGTAACCAATATTGGCAGCATCACTATCACTGGTAACCAGTGGAACAAGATTTGTAATTCTGTGACCAACACCATTGCCTGCCATGTCGAGGTCTGCAGACAATGCTGGACTACCGGCTGTTGGCAGGAATCCTCCTGTGGTTGCAGGAATTCGCTCGCCTAACGGAACAAGTGCGCCAGTATGTGTATAGCCAAGTCTCTTATCAATGTATCCTCGAACTGCACTTTCTACTGGTACTGAATCATCTGCATTATCAGTCATGGTGTTATCTGTGGAGAACTCTTTAACCACAGTACCGCGCTTAAATCCAATACCGTCAAGATTACTTAGAGCAATACTTGCAGCAAATGTAACAGTACCAGTACCCTGATCAACAGTGAAGAATTTACCAACACGGAAGATACCATACTGATCAGTTGATACATAGAACACTCGGCCAGACGTTTCTTCAACAACTTCTTTAACTCTGCTTGGCGCCTTTTCTGGAGCACCTAATAGATTATTTGGATAGTTAGTACTGTTGAATCCTCCTGATCCGATGTCAAGGAAATCGTGTCCCGTTGCTCGGCAAGTACTAATATTAACAGTAATTTCTGCAGGCTCACCTGCTCTTAGGCCTGCTCGTAAGGTGTAACTTTGATATTGGTCAAACCCAATTCGTATACCTGTTGCTACAGGATCAGCCGCAGGATCAGCAATAGTTCCTGATCCATATGCTAATGGAGCCGATTGTATGGTAATGTGTGCAGGTACAGGACCTGCAGCCACAATATAACCAGTGATAATATGAATACGTCCTGCCCAAGATGTTGTCAACAATCCGGAGTTAAGTTTTGCAATTGTATTAGATGAGCTAACTGAAACAACTGCGATCTTAGTATCACCGGCAGCACTACCATAGCCGCCAGCTAAGTTAGCAGGTTCTGTCTGTACCAGTGTATAATCAAAACTGGTATCGAAACTTAGTACTGCTTGATTGCCATAACTAACTGTTCCAGTCCCAACTACAGCAGGATTAACAGTAGTTCCTGAATTACTGTAGGTAAAATTATACAAGTCTGGTGCTGTTAACACTGTGCCTGAAGTTACATTAAATGTGCTGTCCGAACTGCATACCACAGTAACAACGTCACCAGCATTTAATCCATGAGGTGTTAGTCCTGTGGTAATTGTTGCAATTGATAACACACGTTTAACAGCACTGATAGATCGAGTTGTTAGTAATGATGCACCTGAAGCATAGGACAAACTATAAGATAATGTTCTGTAAATATCACCTAATTCAGTTGGTGCAGTAAACTCAAGAGCCGTACTTGGTCTAACCGGTCTTACTCTTCCAACACCAGTAAATCTAAAATTTTGTAAGGGACGTATTGTAATTATTTGACCGTCTTCTAACGGTGCTCTTAAACCTGCACTGTTAGAGCCAGAATTTAAATTTAGCTTAATTACTGAACGTGTACCTAACGACCCGCCACTGTTAACTCCAGAACCAACAGTACTGGTTATTTCAAGATTACTTAATTCGTATGACACTGTATCGCCGAGGTATGATCCAACAAATTCTGCCCCAACGCCAACTCCAGGTAATGCCACAGTTGTAGTAACTGAACCTCTTACTGTGGGATATCCCCCTACTGGATTAATAGAGTAGTTACCGCCTTCAATTACCTCGAACCCGGTAATTGCGCCTGGGCCAGCTGCGCCACCATCGACTTCGGTTACTCTAAATCTTGTTTTCAATCCACCAGTATACAACGTGCCACCGTCTACATCTATAAGGTCACCAACGGCATAGCCAGTACCTGCAACATCAATAGTGATGTTATTGGGCATTGACGGTGTGTTGTTAACAATACTCGAATTGGTATTGCTGTGATCAATTTCTATTTCACTAACATTGAATATCGAAGGTTGTGTAGTTCCGCTAACATACGAATAGAAGTCTATATAGATACTTTGATCTGCTGCAAGGTTTTTACTTGCAAATGTACTTCGTTTAAATACCTTGACAGTCTTAACCATATCGTCACCGAGCACAACCGGATCAGCAACTTCATTAGGATCCGATCCCCTGGCTTTAAGACCGTACTCACCGTTACAACTTGAACCGTTTAATGAACGAATCTGACCACCGTTATTGGCAAAATATGAAACCCAGTTGTAGTAGGTAAACACAGATACCGCTTCTGAAATACCGTTATTGTTGGCCACTAATCCGTAGCCAAGGTCATTAACCTGGGTGAAGTCGTTTGACAACATACTTCTATTGCCCGGAGTTTCGATAATAATATCGGTACCGCCTAACGGTACAGTATCGGTATAAGGTGTTGATGCATCAAGTGTAAGAGTTGCAGTTCCTGCAGAACGATCGTAATTTTCTACAGAATTAAGTTGATAACGTTCTCCAGCAATGTAGAAACTGTTTGGAACACCTGGTGCTCTAACAGTTAATCCGTTAACTAATATTTCTGTAGTTGAATTTTTGCTGGTAATTGTTGCCGGTAAGTTACCGGAAAAGCCGTCAATATACATGCCGCCGCGGAACGATTGCTTATTAACACTGCCACTTAAACTGGTACATGTTTGGAAATACGGACTCTTAGTTTGTATTTGACCTTCTGGATCAAGTACACACATAAAGCCTCCATGACCTTGTGCAGTGATGTTACGTAAAATTGTACCGTCATTTAACAAGAATACGTCCATGTCCTTGTTGGCCTTGGGTGGATTGCTTGTTCCGATAATTGTATTTTTAATACCAGTTATTAAATCTGCAACAAACACATCAGCACCCGCTTCAACTACTCCGGCTGATGACGGACTTAATGATCCTCGCTTACCTACGGTAGCTCCGGAACCAGTGGATACCGCAGGAGCACCTATAGTAGTACCATCAAGTATTAATTGAGCCAGCTGATTAACATAATCCATGCCGTCTAAGGTTTCTGTTAACTGTGTAGTAATAGCAACTAATGCACTGGCATTTCTTCTATATGCTTGTCCAGCTGCAATTGTTCTACTTGTGCCGCCGTTGGTAATATCATAAACAATGGCATCAACAATGTAACCTACATCTCGAGCACATAATATTTGATTGTAAACAAAAGACGGAACGTACTTAGCGTTAATATATCTAACAACTTCGTCCTTGATAAAGTCCTTGCTATTAGATAGTCTTGTGGCTGCACCAGTATTACCTGATGTTGGAGTACTTGGAAAAATACCAGACACACCTGTAGGGTCTGTCAAATAATGATAACCAAAGTTATTACCTACAGGAGCCAAGCCACTGCCATTTAATGCTCGTACTGTTGCACCGCTCAATGGGGTTATAGGTACTTGACTAATTTCAAACGAAGTTGCACTAACAAGTCTTGTAACCTGTGTTGCAGGACTAAATGTACCAGTACCTGCTAATGCATACAAATACATACCTACTTCTAATCCAGTTATACTACCAGTTGCCAGCGTGACCGTTGTTCCCGAACTTGATGCAGTTAACGAGTTCGTAGTGTAAGTTCGAGTTAACCCGTCAAATTCGCTGTCGCGATAGAAATATATACCTGCCCATGGACTTTGACTTACACCGGGTGCTGGTCTAATAATACTTCTACGAAATTCATCTCCCTTAACAGAAACGTTAGTAGACACTCTAATAGGTAATTGTTCGTAATATATTCCACTCTCTACCCTAACAGTGATCTGCAATTCTGGAACTGGCTGGCCGAACTCCAGCTGCTCATCATCGATGAATTCTAATGCAATGTTACTGCCGTTTGTACCGTTGGCCACAATATCTTTGATAGAATTAACAAGTCGTGTGACCAAAGTTCCAGACCCAGCTTCAGCATCGCCGCCAGCAGTTTCTTGTATCTCAGTAGAACGCTTGCCCAAACTTATATCATCCGGCGGAACTCCTATGGTGTTATTTTCAATAATCTGTTGTGCCAATAAATTAATATAATTAATTCCGTCTATGGTAGGAACAAGTTGTTCACTAACTTCAGACAATACAGAAATTGCACCGGTAAAGTATGCCCTGGCTGCTTTAATAGTTTTTGTATTACCACCATATCGTGTGTCGTGTACTAACGCATCAACAATCAATCCAGCATCTCTACTGCACTTAGTTTCGTTGAATGTTAGCGATGGATATTTTGCTTTGATAAATTCTACAACTTCGGCAGCAATAAAATCTCGATTGTCTTCAAGATTCTGTGCCGTATATTTGTAATCAGATTGAAACTGTGTTATGTCACTTAGTGTGTGCAATAGCTCAATAACATAGACATCATCAGTACCTAACGTACCGTTGTAATTTATAACTCTGCCTGTTGCACCACTTCGAATACCTTTGATAATACTACCTTCTCGCAAGTCTCTATTAAGAATATCCTTGCTTTGATCAACACCGCTACCGTTTGAAAATATATTCAATGTTCGACGTGCGCCTGTACCTATGGCTGCTGAATTAAGATAACAGAGATTATTATTGTTAGCATAAGTCAGTAATTGTCTGTAAGGACCGGGCTCAGTTAATGATGCATTTATTAATTCTTCAGCCTTAAAGCAAGCCGCACCGACTGTGGCGTATGCATATGCAAAGGCTCGTCCTTCCTTGCCAGGAGGAGTATCAGCTTGGGTATCATCACCGCTGGTGGCTACAAACAAGTTACTGTCTGATGCAAAACTTGAATTGTCTACATAAAATTTTGTTGCTGCAACTAATCCGCCATTGCTAATATCGTCTTGCGGAGTTGGATTTCTTGAAAGGATTAATGCTCCTTCCATAGTGTCGCCCTGGCGTCTAACTACACTCTTACGAGGTAACGCTTCGTTACTAACCCAATTGCCCTCAAGATCAAGGTCAAGATTAGCATCGACAAATTGTTCAGCGCCTCGATTAATTGCAGATACAGTTGGACTTTCGTTAACAAGAATTCTTGATAGTCCGTCAGTAGCATCTTCTCTTGTTGCGTGTACGGACAGTCTATTCTTATCTACAAATCTTAGATAATAAGTACTGCCATTAGACAAGCCTGTTGCTGGAGTACTACCAGCATTTACATATCTAAACGCAATACCGTTAGAACCGCTATTGAAACCGTGTAGTGGAATTCTGGCGTAGCCGATATCTACCCAATCTGTAATACTAATATAATATTCGTCTTTAGAAGCAGGTTCGCTTCTTACACGAATTTGACTGCCTGCTCCTGGGCCGCCACTTGCCTGTAAATATCTTTGATCTGCAAAACCTTTTGTAATAACCAAATTGTCAGCAGTAATCGCTGTATCGTGTACTACGTTAAATGCTGCCGCAGTTTCGTCAGTGGGTTCTGCAAGATTACCAATGATAAATCGTTGTGCATCAAGGTGACCGCCAAGTGTTGGCTCTACGTCATTACCAACTTTGCCGCCTGTGCTAATAATACGAATTTCGTTTTCGTCACTGTGGTCAACACTGATTCCTTCACCGCCTACTAACGATTTAGCCAACAATGCATCGCCATCTGTGTTGGCCACAATAACTTGATCGCCTGCATAGCTGTTAGGTGTATCATCTAAATCTGTAAATGCAATAGTGTCACCGGATCCAAAAATAGCAAAGAGTTGAATAAAGTTATCATTAACTTTACGGAACGATTCGCGAATACTGTCGCCTGTACCGTCGTTACCCTGTACGCCGATATCTACATTTTGTCTTGCCATATTATTCCCCTACGTGATCGTCTTGATAGTTGTCTGCTACAGAAAAACTACTGCCGCAACCGCATGAAGTTTCTGCATTTGGATTTGCAATTGAAAAATTCGACCCCATCAATTCGTCTTTATAATCTATTGTTGCGCCCGTCAAATACTGCATACTCATTGCATCAACTAACAATTGCATGCCATCTTTGTCTATAATATGGTCGTCTTCGTTAGCAGTTTCGTCGAATGTGAACCCGTAACTCATTCCAGAACACCCGCCACCTTGTACAAAAACACGTAATTTTAAATTAGGGTTGTTTTCTTCGGCTAATAGATCTTGTATCTTGGATACAGATGCGTCGGTAATAGTAATCATCAATGGTCCTTTTTGAATATTTATCTTAATTTTTTGTAACCTTAATGTAAATAAGAGATGTACTTATATGAAGAAACTATTACTGAGCAGCACACACGAGTCAGCAAGTTAGGCAACGAACATGTCTATAACCGCACTCGACGTGTAATTGTATTTAGGTGTGATAATTGCAGAGAGCTATTTCGTAGAAACAGAGATGCAATGAGTCCTAAACGATTAAGTAATAATTATTTCCACTGCTGTGAAAACTGTGATTCAAAAAGATTCGCCCAAAAAAAAGGTGCCGAAAGACGCACCATCTGGGACAAGCCGGCCAGCAGCCTTGACGATATTAGTAGGCTATGATTTGATATCTTTTTAGTACGCACATAATGATAGATATCTATAAATAATACATTAAGGAGGAACGTAAATGTTCAAGAAAATTTCAGAATTCTTCACAGGCAAAAAGCCAGAAGCAGCCCCAGAAGCACCATATAAAGTTGATCCAATTCCGGCTGGTACGGAAGCATCGATTATTGCCGAACCACCAGCAGTTGAGACAGTGGTAGTTGTTCCAGAAGCTGTTGTACCAGCAGCCGTAGTTGAGCAAGCACCAGTTGTAACTAAGAAGCCACGAGCACCTGCTAAACCAAAGGCACCTGCTGTTAAAAAGCCACGTGCTCCTAAAGCAAAGTAAGTTCTTTAGCCCGCTTGTGTAATGCAAAGCTGGCCAGATTCTTACCTTTACTTTCGCACATAATATCATGTGTGCCTAAAAAGCTCAATGCCCAATCGTTCGTTGCTGAGTTCCAGTAAAAGTCCGAGTGTGCTCTGAGCTTTTGTTTTTTGTAGCCTTCTGCAAGTAAATCTGCATAGTCTGGGGCAGTACTGGTATTGTGATCAATTAGATAGTCTTCACGACTGACACTATAGTGCATGGTAGGGCGAACACCGCGCCAAGAATCAATCACACGTTTAACTCTATCGTCGGAGGGCTGTATGTAGTCTCCCGTACGGATCCAGTGATGGTGTATATCAAGTACGAGGGCGCAGTGTTTTTCAAGTTCGAGACTTGAGTCGATTCCCCAACAGTTTTCGTCATTTTCAATGGTAATGCAGTTTCTTGCTTCTGGAGACAATTGTGTAAGCGCAGAGATAATACCGGCGGGACCTTGTTTACCCGAGATGTGTACGTTGATTTTAAAGTCTTGAAAAGTCTTGCCGTATCCCATCCATCTGACCATATCCACATGATATTCAAATTCCTCTATTGAACGTTCTACAATACCTGGGTTGCAACTTGCCAGCACAGTAAACTGACCAGGATGCATACTAAGCCTAACACCCCTCTCGCGAGCCACATCTCCCACGGCTCTAAATCCTCTTTCACAATATTCTCTGGTAGCAGGAAGCCGCCAAAACCAGCTCCAATCCTGCTGAGTGTATACAGGCAAGATATCGCTTGAGAGTCGTACCATTCTAAGATTTTCATCGAGTGCTCCTACCTTTTCAACCAGCTTGCGAGTAGCTTCGATATTGCCTACCATTAGGTCCCATAGACGTTGTTCTGCTACTTCTTTACTTTGTCTATTTAACCATGCAACGGTAGTACTGCCAGTATTATATTGTTTAGCATCATCTTTTTTATCAATGCCGTTGACCTGTTCAGGATGATCAATCCACTTGCAGGCAAAACCAATACGTTTCATAATATACAATCAATAAAAATGGACATAGCATATTATAACACTATGTCCATTGGTAGTCAACTTATTTGATATCAATCCAGTAAGTTTTCATTCCACTCACGATGACCTTCACGGAATGCCATATTAGCCTGTGTCTCACGTACTTCTACACGATAGCACCAAAGTCTGGCGGCCTCTCCTGGACCCCACATATCCGGAATGTAAACACCATTAACATACTTGTAAAGCATATCACTCAATGCTTCGCAGCCGAGTGCTGGTAGAATGACAATCTTAGCCATATTCTTTTCTTGTAGCATTTTGAATACTTCAAGTTGTGGATCGTCTTGTGCTACAATTAATGTGTGATCAAATTGATCTTCTAACGTTTTCTTTAGTTCTTTTAAACCACCATAGTCAGCCGCCCAATTACGGACATCCAGGTCGTTGGTGCCGAAGTAAAATTTCATACTAAATGAATAGCCATGAATTAGATTACAGTGACTATCACTTCGCCACTGGCGATAAGCGCAGGGAAATGCGTCGTGATATTCTTTTGTCGAAGTGTACTTATAAAGTACGGGTTGTAAATTTGCCATTGTTATCTCCTAAGATTAAGCAATGGCATGCAGAATATTTAAAGAGGGTTGAATGCCTAAGTCCTCTATACTACTTATCACGTTAAGCTACCTTAAGCAAAATTGTATCTTCGTTTGTACGACCATTCAATTTAGTATCGGTAGCATTAATGTCATCTAAGAACTTTCGCAATGCAATTTTACCTGCTGCCTTAAACTCTTTAAGTTTTTCCTCTGGCTTGCGAATAGTCTTTTGAATACTCTTGTTCTCGTCAAATCCAACAATGCTGGTACCTTTAACACTTAATGTATTAAATTCTGCGGCAACATATTTGCCTAACTTACGAGTCTTGGTGTTGTAAACCCACAGCTCGCCTGCTCCAAGGATGTCAGCAGGGCTAACACTGACCAATTTTAATGGTTCGTTAGTCTTCATGTACTTGAGCTTGCCTACTACCTTTTCTGCAGGAACTGTTTTAGTTTTACGTGGCTTTTTATTAACCTTAGCCTCTTGCATTAACATGGTGCAAGCAGTTTGCACTTCAGTTAAGAACTGGATAAAGTTTTTAATCTGTTTACGGCTACGATGCTTGTAACCTTCTTTTAACTGTTCATCGCCATTGCCGCTGGCAAGCTCTTCAAGTTCTGCTAAATCTCGAGCATAGAAGTCACGAATAATACGAGCATGTGCGGCTTTGGCCTGTTGACTCTTCAACAAGTTAAGTACCTTGAAGGCCTTTGGATCAAATGCTTCTGGATCAGTTTGATAGCTTTCGTAGGCATTTTCAATTTCTTCAGTCATCTTCATTGCGGCTTCACGTGTGCGTTCTTGAATAGTCGGCACATAAACCACAGCCTTGTTAGCATCTGCCGCTGCCTTAACTGCATCTTCATCAATGTCGTTCTTGCCTTCGTCAATAATCTTGGCAATTTCCGCACCCAACCAAGTGGCTGTGTCTCGACCGTTATTAAAGTCCGGGCGTGTGCTCTGCATACCTTTGAGCAAGCAGGCAGCAATTGAGCCCACTGTCAAGGAGCAACGATTGTCTTTGGTTTTCTTAAATGATGCAATGGTCTTTTTGTCGTAACCATTCTTGCCCATCCAGTCGATGACTTTGGCTTTGAGCTCTTTACCACTGGTCTCCATGCGGTAGTACTTCATGGCACTATGGAAGTAACGCAGAAACTGATTCTCATCCCAGGCCTCGCAACCTACCCAACTTGGACTGTAGTCACGTTTGGCTTTTTCACGAAGTGCGATAGATTCTTTTTTGAGTTTAGTTGCCATTTAAGTGCTCCTCTGCGTTAAACAATGTATTATTATACAACTAATCTACTTATATGTCAAGCCTTTTTTAAGCCAAAAGAAAGCCTACCTGTTTAGCTATGCCAAAGTGAGGTAGGCCGTGTTATTTAAAATTACTTCTTCTTTGCGTCTGCAGGTGCTGTTTCAACTGGCTTTTCAATTTTTGGCATTTCTTTTGAGACTTTTTTGCACTCAGTCTTTTCTGCATTGGCTTTGTCTTTACAGTCAATCTTTGCTGATTTTGGAACACGAACTTCTACAGTTTTACCATTGGCTTTAACGTCTTTGGTTTCGGCATGTGCAGTGCATCCAAAGGCTGTGCCTAATGATAATCCTAATACTAATGTGGCTAATAGTTTCATAATGATCTCCTTGTATCTATTTATCTTTGATAACAGGTACGCTCTTTGTAGACTCTACCATCTGAAGATTGTATTTCTTTCCACTCTGTGCAGGTTGAAATTTGTGTTTGAATAACTGTAGACTGCTGTTCTATAATAACAGGTTGCGGAGCAGGCCTTGTAAGTGCATAAGTTACTACACCACCGATGATCAAAGGTGCTACCCAATTTCCATTGACACCGCCGCCGTAGTAATATCCATGATGGCCGTGATGTCTAAATCCATGCCCGTGATGTTGTGCCATTGCAGGGATTGATACTAATAACATTAACGCTAATATAATTTTTTTCATTATATAATCCTAAAACAATATTTATTTAAAAAAGCCCAAGGCTATTAACCATGGGCTTCTCTGTACTTTGCCAATGCAAGTTGACGGGCAAGCCATAATCTAAACTTTATATGGTCCGATAATTCGTCTTCAACTATCTTACCAAACTCTGCACTACGTCGATTACGTCCAAATGTGACCTCATCGTCTATTATGAAGTCATCATTGTCATCTACACTACGATTACTTAGCGGCTGGTGTAGCTGGCTTAGCGTCTGCTTTTGCTGGCTCTTTCTTAGCAGGCTCGCTTTTTGCAGGCTTCTTTTCGTCCTTCTTAACTTCAGCTTTAGCTGGTGCTGGAGCACTTGCTGTTGCGGCAGGAGCAGGAGTTGCCGGTGTCTTAGCTGGCTCAGCGGCGAATACAGTTGCGGCAAACATTGTTGCGATTAGAGTTGCGATCAATTTCATTTTAAAGTTTCCTTTTGGTTATGTAGGAATTTCTACCCCTACATATATATAACGCGGTAGCTCCATATAAAGTTGACACAGTTTGGTAAAATAAGTCAAAAAGATAGGACCCGAAGGTCCTGTGCTGGTTACGCAAATCCAGCGACACGCTATCTTGTGTCCGATTTAAAAAAGTTTGTAAACCAGCGTTTAACGCCAGTGATTACTTCCCCAATAGAGTATCGACTTTGGCTTCGGCAACATTCAAACGTGCTTCGATAGCGTCCAATGCTGGATCAGCCGGAGTAGCAACTGCTTCGGCAATTTCAGCGTGAACTTCTGGAGCAACTTCTTCACCTGTTGCGGCTGCGATAACTTCAGCAACTGCGGCTGCAACTTCTACTGCAACTTCTGGTGCTGGTGCAGGCATGTCGGCAACTGCTTCCATGATAGCGGCTGTGATTGCTACTGGATCCATAACAACTTCTGGTTCTGCGGCAACAACTGCTTGAACTGCGGCTGAAACAATATCAGCAACTTCTTCGTTAGCAACTGGAGCAGCTTCAACTTGTGCGGCTACAACGTCAGCAACGATGTCAGCGGCAGCTGGAACTTCAGAACTTGGAGAAAGTGCAACCACTTCTGCAACTGCGGCTTGGATGCTTTCAACTGCTTGTGCTGCGGCAGCAACAATAGCGTCAACATGTTCTTGAGTTTTAACAGCGATCAATTGATCAACTTGAACTTCAACAATAGACAATCTTGCGTCTAATTCTTCAATGCTTGTGGCATTGTCTGTGTTAACTGATGTGCCAGTTAGGTTGGCTAATTTGGCTTCTACGGATACTAATCTTGCGGCTAAATCTTCAAATCTCATGTGATGCTCCTTGAGGTTGTATGAGTATGTGCCACTGTGGCACACTAATATTTAAGAGATAAGTGATTACACTGATATTACATCAACCCCAATATTTAGATGAATCTAATTTGTCCCAGTAGTCTTTGTTATTTCGATTGACAAAATTCTTAACAAGATATTTGGCCATACCCATATAGCCCATCTTCTTGAACCTGCGACTGTCTTGTCCAAAGTGGTGGCGGATGATTCTAAACTTTTTCGGGCTGTACTTTCGGCTCAAAAAGAAGTCTTCGCTTGTTACAAAGTTTTCCGGAAAGCCCCCAAATTCCTCAAAACGGTCTCTGCGAGTCAGCATAAATGCTCCCACGGCAAACGGTGAGAAATATTTCATAGCATGATTTATGGTATTAAAAATAATGAATCCAAGTTTGGCTCTTGGATCCTTATCATAGCACTTAATTTTTAACCCTATGAGATCTAAGTTCTTTGATTCCATCGTGTTGACGGCATCATGAATAACAGTGTTCTTAAAGAAACGTACATCCGCATCAATGAATAATATATAGGGTGTAGTAACTAATTGTGCTCCATTGTTTTTAGCCAGACTAACAGGACCACCATCGATAACTTCAACATTTAATTCTTTCTTGTTATCTTGTATAACTTGTCGTGTGTTGTCCGTGGAACAGTCAGCAATGATAACTCGTGTATCACCTATGTCTTGCCCACGCAAAGAGTCTAACAAATGATGGATATAGTTCTCTTCATTTTTACAGGGAACCACAATGGTAATTTTATCACTTATTGTTTTTTGCATTGTCCTTCCACCTTAAAATTATTAAACTTTAACTGCCACTTCATTGACGCTAAGGTCATCTCGCAACTGATCTGGTCCTTGAATGCCAGCTCTATTCTTCCCGGAACGTCCTGAGGATTGTTTACGTGAACTGCTATCAGTATTAGTATCCACATTGTCTTTCTCCTTGGTCCAAGTAATTATTTCCCAGCGACCGCTATGATGTTCTACCAGTGCCGTACATGACTCAACCCAGTCACCATCATTCATGTATGCTACGCCGTTGATTTCTTTTATCTCTGCGTGATGTATGTGTCCACAGATGACACCATCAAAGCCACGTTTCTTACAATAGGCTGCCAGGTTTTCTTCAAACTTGAATATAAAGTCTACGGCTTTTTTTACTTTGTGTTTAAGGTATTTACTAAGACTAAAGTACCCAAAACCAAAACGATGGCGTATCCAATTGAACTTACTATTGAGCGATAAAATGACATCATATGCCTTGTCTCCTAAAAATGCTATCCAAGGTGCCAGACGAGTTATGCCGTCAAATAAGTCACCGTGTGTGACCAGATAGTGTTTACCATCTGCGCCTATATGTTCTATTTGATTGTGTATTTCAACAAGTCCAAAACTAAAACCATATGGTATCATTGGTCTTAAAAACTCATCATGATTACCTGCTACATAAACAACACGGGTACCACGCTTGGCGTGTCCTAATACTCTACGAACAACATTGGTATGGCTTTGTTTCCAGCGCCAGTTGTTTTGTTGTATACGCCATGCATCTATTATATCACCTACAAGATATAATGTATCACATGAGTTATGTTTAAGAAAATTGTTTAACTTATCCGCTTGACAGTCTTTGGTTCCGAGATGCACATCACTAACAAAGATAGAGCGGTATGTCTTCATATATCATATTTACCGCCCAATCGATTACAATATGATTACATCTCTAATTATGTCCACAAGCTATCGCGAGCTTTGATAAGACGAATCATCATGGCTTCGTCTTCTGCTTCGTAGGCTGCTTCGATTTCTTGAAGTAGCTTGTGAGACTTATCACTCATAGCCTTAAGTTCAGGACTCTTGTCACTACTCCAATTCCACTTGCCACCGTTGGCTACTCGTGCCGCTTCACAGTAATCACTCCACCCACTGGCATCATGTGGGTCAGGACGATTTGGATACACAGTGGTCCACCAAGTGTACAGTTCTTTGATCTCTCGGGCACGTTCTGCTTGACCAGTAGGCTTGCCGTGGTTGGGATCAGTTTCTTCCACACCCCAGTCTGTGCCCATGGTCAATGTCATAGCCCAGTCAAGATGATCGATACCTGCTTGAGGGCAACGCCAAGTACGCCAGCGGAACCAACCACTGGCCCAAAATGGAGGATCGTATTTTGCACGGGCTTCTTTATCACCCCAAGCAATGTGACTCCATGCTGATTCTATTTCAACAAAATCCACCAGCTCATTGAAAAGGCAAGGAAGGAAACGGTTGCCAACATCCTGCCATTGTCCCGGTTTGATATCTCTGGGATGAGCAGTAAGACTGTGAGTGCGACTAACCCAACGGTTATTAATATAGTACTTAATATCATATAATTTCCTTACGGGCCAAGTTACAAAATCCTGGATATGCCCAAGACCTTCTTCCGCTAACCAATAGCGAAAATTATGTTTCATTTGTGCAGTTGTAGTCCACTCGTCCCATTCTTCAGCAGTACCTGCACTGAGTTTCTTAGTGCCGCGAATCCAGTCTGCAAAAGGTGTGCATGACCAGTAGTTTGTATGTTGTGCCATTATACTTTCTCGTATGTTTGTGCAAAGATGTCTTTCTTGACTACACCGTAGTCGTTCTCACCGTGACGAACAATAACATCTTCGCCTGGATTATAGTGTAACTTCTCACCCCATGATGTGTCAACCGATCCGGAGTGATCTGCCAGTTTGGCAAACTTAACAATCTTCTTTGGTGTGCAAACGCCATCACCCTGATCATCTTTAAGTTCAACAAACTTTTCTGGACTAATTGGATACTGCTCGCCTTTTGGTCCAGTCATAATATAGTAGCCTGCAGGATACTTAACTGGGCCTTCAAGTGTATCAATCGTGCCAGGCTCGTTGGCAATTTCATAACGTTCTTTGGCTGGACGTTTGTAGGTTTTAAATCCACCGTCCTTGAACCAATCGTCAGTAACACGCAGGCCTTCTACAATATTGATAAACTCACGAATCATTTACGATCTCCAAACAGTTGTAATAGGTTAATAAACAAGTTGATAAAGTCCATATACAAAGTCAATGCACCACGAACTTCTTCAGTACCATCGTTATCCACACTGACCATCTCACGAATTTGTTGTGTGTCGTATGCTGTCAAGCCAAGGAAGATGATAATAGCTAACGCAGAGATTACCATTTGCATCACAGTTGAACCAATAAAAATATTAACAATCGAGGCAATCATAATAGCAATTAGACCAATAATCATAAATTGTCCAACACCGCTGAGATCTTTCTTAGTAAAGTAACCGTAACCACTCATTACACCAAATAGTATTGCCGCACCCATAAAGGCACTGACAATTGATCCCATAGTGAATACAGCAAAGATTGTGGCAAAGCTCAGACCCATCAAGGCTGCAAAGCCGTGTAAGAATAGCTGTAATCCACTTCTTGACCAGCTGGCACTGACAAAACTATAGGTAAAGATAGCCACTAATGGTGCAAAGATCACAACCCATTTTAGAATACCTGTAAAGAAAAATGCCAACAGCTCAGGTGAAGTGCCTACAAAGTAACTGACAATCATGCTGGTAAGCACAGCAAGACTCATGTTGCCATATACTCGACCCATTGCTGAATTAACAGCACTGGCATCTCGATATACAGTATTTCTGATATAATTTGTTCCAAACATAATTTTTCTCCTTTTGAAAATATATTTAACGTAGTGCGTCCATGGTCAATTCTTTTCCATAGACATGTGCTACTGGTTTAAGCCATCCTGCATTAATTGCAGTAACAAAAATACTCTTGTACTCTGCGGGACAGCTTTGACTAATTTCAAATCCTGCCCTGGGACACGTTACAAACCCGTCAGTTAAGGTAAATTTAGGATCGCCTTGTCGAATGGTTTTAATTTTACTTTGGTGTGCTGTAATATTCATGCCATCTTATCCACATTCTGTCCAGGACGATTCATCTGTCGATTCATCTCAATTCTCTTTTGCTCGTCAATTTCTTTGCATTGTTTAGCTCTACGTTCCTCAAGAATTTTTTCTTGGTGTCGTATCTCAGCTTGTTTGGCTAAGTTTTTACTATAAATCTCATTTGATTGTTGAGATACTCTACTAACTTCTGTCATAACTTCTCTCCTACTTCAAAGCCCCTGAACCGTAGGAACCTTGGAAATCGCAAACTGTATGTTCCGTCTTGGTTTTGGGTGACAGCGTCTGCTCGCACTTCCACGATCTGACCAAGTAGGGAATCGCGTGAAGTCCAATAAACGTCACGATCACTATCACTAAACCCACTGCCAACATTGACCCGAATAGTTTTTCCGTCGTCGACTCCTTGGCAGACAATCGCTCCAAGCCTGCCAACGTTTCTTCCTGTTCCTTCTTCAACATCCACCACCTCCAATGATACTTCGATGAATGGCTTTAACTTCAACCACGCCACACTACGTTTACATTCGTAGCCAGCTTCTAAATCTTTAAGCATAATGCCTTCGTACCCGCCGGCAATTGCCTTGACATTAATTTCTTTATAACGAATCTGACCTTCTTCTGTATCCAAATCAACCAGTTCTTGTCCTACCATTGATACATTAGGTAATGCATCTTGATGATGATTCATAAACTCTGTTAAATGATTGCTACGGAATTCTTGTGTAGCGTTCCATACACCTTGTTCGAAGTGTTCTAAAGGAACACAATCGAACAAATTAAGTACAGCATCGTTAGCTTTGACATCGCTTTTACGATGTATTTGCTTCATCAGGTCTTGAAACGATCCGCTCATAATCTCGCCATCGAATACCCAAGGTTCAGGTAATGTATCTGCAATAGATTTAAACTGTTCTGTTACGTGGGGAAAGTTAATAAGTTCTTTGCCATTGCGGCTAAACATATCCACACGACCGTCAGGGTATACAATAGTGATAACCCTAACGCCATCCAATTTAACTTCGATAAGTTTCTTCCCTGTGACTTTTGATTCATGATTAGCACTATCGTGAGCAAGCTGACAACCAAAAACAGGAATAGCATAATCAGCATACATCTTCTCCACAACTTTGTTAATGGTTTTTTCACTGACTCCACAGCGCAGGTCTTTAATCAGTATGCGACGGTACCAACCATTCCACTGTGCCTTAGTGGCACTCTTCATCATATTAGCGACTGTGTCGCGAGCAAGGTTACCTGTGAATGAGCGATTAACAAAACCAGTAATAATGAGACTAAAACTATCCCAAGGTAACCCAACGCCATCTTCATCTTTCTTCTCCGGGATTTGTTTCAATCCAAATGTAATCATAGGATCAAGAGCAAGACGACAGCCTTGAAAGAATTCACTATTGCCTGCTTCGGCCTGCGCCAAAACAATAGCTTCTTTATTCAAACGGCTGGGATGCAGTTCCAAATCACTAATAACTTGATAGCAAGGGTCGCTCATTGTGATACCTATGTTGTGTATAATATGTTTATTATACAGTCTAAACTTTAATAGGTCAAGTGATCTGGCGTTTTAAATGGCTTACCAATTTGGGCATATGGTAAGTTTCGGATGATTTTCTTTTTCATAGCACGTATAACTGGATGGTTATGATTCCAATCAAATGTTTTCATATACTTGTGCCAGCAGGTTTTTTTGGCACGTTTAGCTAAATTAGTGTCCAAATAGTGTTTGGCTGCATCAAAGTTGTCGCCAAATTTATCATATAGTTCACATGCAATATTAAAACTAAATGCGCCCATTTCATCCTTATGACCGTAGTACTCTTGCTGTCTGCGATCTCTGGCATAATATGCTGTACTCTCGTATCCTGGAATATCTTTAAATGATCGAGTCCTATATTGGCGTACATGAATTATTTCATGCAACATTGTATCTGCAAATAATCGACACATTCTGTCCCAGCGTGTTTCTGATAGTTTAATTTTCGAATCTGTATTTTTGTAACTAAACACTATTTCTACATGGCGTCGATCGTCAATATCGTAACTTGAATAATATGCCCCGCCAATATAGACTACACCATTTTCGTGGCTACTGTCACGTTTGATAGTGACTTTAATAGGAAGATGCCATTTAATATGAGCTGACAGTAGTTTTTGTAGGTCTTTAATAGCAAGACGTTTGTCTACTATAAGAGGCTTCAACTCGTACATCATAGTGTACAAGTTTTCCCTGTCCAACAGTGCCCAATTGAATGGTTTGCGAGCCATAGTATACTCCTATCATATATTTATAGTATACTATGGTTACAAGTTATCTACGCACTTTATGGGCGTTTATCAATGACTTTATCTGCCAAGCCATACGCAACTGCTTCTGCGGCACTCAAAAACGTATCAAATTTCATAGCTTCGTATAGCTGTTCGTAGGTTTTTCCAGCTGTATTATGCTTGACATACAGCTCAGTTAGACGCTGATTAATACGCTGGCTTTCTTCAAAGCTACGTCGAGCATCTTCAAACTGTAGTTCCTGTACGTGTACTGAGCCACGTGTGCCCGGAGTACCTGAACTTACTCGATGTATCATTGTACGGCTTTCCGGCAGCACACAACGCTTGCCAACCGCACCCGCCTGTGCAAGGAAACTACCCATACTTGCAGCCTGTCCCATAACGTAGGTAGCTACGTCCGGTTTAATAAACTGCATAGTATCGTAAATGGCTAAGCCGGCGGTTACACTGCCACCTGGGCTGTTAATAAAGAATGTAATATCTTCATTACCCTGGCTTTCTAAAAATAGCAACTGTGCTACAATAACGCTGGATGTATGTTCGTTAACATCTGTATCCAACATTATAATGCGATCTTTAAGTAGGCGACTGTAAATGTCGTAACTGCGTTCACCTCGAGCTTCTTGCTCGACCACCATTGGGATTAAACCTGGCATTATCTGTATTCCTTATCTAAATTTACGTTGGTTAAACCTGCAACTGTTTGGAACTTGTCCCAAGCAATTTTGGCAGCAGGATTCTTTTTTAATTCGATACTTGGCAGAACTGCTTCTAACCAAATTTCCGGGCGTCGACGAGGATGAGCACCAAACTGACGCGGCTGATGCATTTTACCATCTGTGTAAAGCATGATGCTCACACTACGGAACTTGTCTTCATCGTCTTTACTGCGGAAGTCGTAATGCCCCCATTCGGGATTACTCATACCACCTAAACAGTATCCTTCCCAGATACCAGACCATTGTTCGTCATCACGTGGGTCAAAATCTGTACGGGTAATCAATACCAGTACATCTTCTATGTCTACACGGCCTTCAACAATGTCTAAGACGCAACGACTGTAGCTTAGTCCGATCTTCATATTATCTACCTTGCCTATAATTGTTAACAGTAGGACCGTCTGTGCTAAATGTTAGACCGGCAACACTACCTTCGTAAAACTTACCGTTCCATTGTAACTGAACCTTGACACTCTTGTCAACACTTACTTTAAGATACTGGCGATCCTTAAAGTCTAATACATCTGCAACAATCTTTCGACCATTAGTATCGCAGATAATTTCACAGGTATCTTCGATAAATTGTCTCATAGTGTAAATCTCACTTGTTTAATACTGTCCCATCTAAAGCTCTTCCAATGTTTTGATTCTAAGTCATACACTGGCATAACATCTTCATTCACTTTCTTTTCACGCTTAGGCTCTGCACTTTCTACCAAAGTCTCAACTGGAACAAGTGTGGGACTGGTTGTACATTCCATTACTCGTTCTGTTCCATCCTTCTTTGTAAACACTACTGTTACAGGCCCGTATGCTAAATGACTTTTAAGCCATTTCTTAAACTTCACTACATCTTTTTCACTTAAGGTCGTCATCGTGCAGTGCCAGTTTATTTTTAAGTTCTTGGTTTTCCATCTGCAATTTTTCAATATGACTTGCCAACTCCATCAGCATCTCGTACATATTTTTAGCAGTAATTCTTGTTAGATCAACAATATTGATTGTTTCTTTTTCCATTTTATACCTCTATTACAATGTTAGGGTTCCAGCCGCTATCTGGCTCATAGCCTTCGTAGCCTCTGGGGTTGCAAACAACACGAGTCTCTCCAATGACATAGTCAAAGGGATGATGTGTATGTCCGTGTGTCCACAGTTTAATCTGCGGACGGTCCATAATGAACTCACTTAGGTCACTGCTGTAAGCACCGTTCATTAGATGTTGGTCTGCATACTGCTCATGAGTACTAAGTTTGCTTGGAGCATGATGCCCAACTACAACAAACTTCTCATCCGGCTTCTCGGCAACAATCTGCTTGATATAACCCAGCATATGACGATGACGAATAACCGTGTCATGAGGTTTAAGGTTAGTGTAACCTTCAAGATCCTTTTTAATAACACGGAAGTCGTTCATCATGTCACGTACAGAGTGCAATGTAACAGGATCGCCTTTGTTCATATCAGTCCACAATGTACCACCGATAAAAGTCACATCGTCAATCTTTTTGGATCCTGCTTCTAAGAAGTAGACGTTAGGGAACTTGGCGCATTCGTTACTCAGTGTGATCAAACTTTGATTCCATTTGCCGTGATAGAACTCGTGGTTGCCAGCAACGTAGATAACATGAGGAAACTGAAAGCTGCAACGTTTTAAGAAGTCACGGAACCGTTGAGCAGATATCTGCTTTCGACCAAGTCCAGTGCCGTTGGCAATAGCTGTTTGATCAGCAGTATTTGCTGGTTCAGGGTGATCGTGCAGATCCGTAGCAACCATAATGTCGCCACTTAAGATTAAGACATCACAGCCTTCATCGTTCTTAATGTTGATGTCAGAAAACTCAAGATGGAGATCTGATACTACTTTAATCTTCATAATTTTTCCGATAATAAAATTTTACACAATGTTTGATCTTTTTTAGTTTTAAATTCAAACACCATATGATCTTCATGGGGGCGGTAAACAAACCTATGCCCTGGAAGTCCAAACACTTCTAACACTTGAGCACAGCACTCATTCCACCACGGAACACTCTGATTGTTCCATTGTAGTATAACAGGATAACTGAATTTTGTCAAGTATCTTCCTTAAATCTTTCTTTTTTACGAGTTTCGTATTCTTCAAAATGTTTATCACATAAGTTCTTAATCCACCCTGTGGTCTGTTTAGTAGCTCGATTACCGCAAGTTTCACAACTGCGGGCGGCCCACGATTCTGCCATACTAACCATCCCGCTAATCTCATCGTCGCCACCATCGTAATAGAAACGTAAGCCGCCAAACTTCTCTTTAATCTGTGCTACAGTTACTTGTGGTACAACCTCTGAAGTCTTATTCTTCCAATCGATGTGATGTTGAATTTGTCCGCACAGTGCTTCAAGAATGGGCCACCAACCCTCACCACAGGCAAAGCCGCCGTACTTGCCAGCAAACATCTTTGGAAAACGTTCTTCCATATGTTTAGCAAAAGCATCATACTTTTCAAATTCGTCACTCATTATTCATCCTCCGTTACTACAAAATGGCTGATAACTAAATCCAATGCCGCAATGGTCTGTATGTTCAGGCCCACATCTTCTGGATGTAGCCAATAGCCATCAGGGTTGGCATCGCTACGTGGATTCTTCTTCCACTGTTTCAATTCTTTCTTTAGGTATGCACGATAGTCTTTTAGGTTAAGACTGGTAATGCGGTCAGCAGTCTCTCCGTCAATCCATTGGTGAGGTTTATGCTTTGCTTTGCTCATTGTATAACCTTTACATAGTTAAGTCTTGTTTCAAAGTTTTTAGTAAACCAGTGATGTCTATGTTCTTTAACTTTGCCTTTGACCAGCACCGCTGGACCAATAGTCACTGGTAGCTTACTAAACCAAGATACCATTACACTGTCAATTATAGCAGAAATATTGTAACCTTCAAAGGTTTTTGACTTAACTGATTCAAGTATTTCACAGTCCTTGTCAAAAATTACAGTATTAACTTCTGCCAAATATCGATCCTCACATTTTTTAATGTTACGCTTAAATTCTGATCTGCTTTTATCTCTGGCATATACCGAAGGTAGACATGCTAAAAATCCAATCTTATTCTTACCAACTGTTTCGGAATTTAAAATTGAATTTACTTCCGTTTGAAACTCATTGTCACCCTTGACTGCGGCAAACATTAATCTTCGATAATAGCTTTTAATTTCTTCTGTAAGAACAGCATCTTGTTCTTCAACGTACAACGTAGCTGGTCGGAACTCTTGTTCAGTATTTCCAAACGTTTCTATACCCAAAGCATGTCGAATCAGAGTTTTATTATCGTATTTGAGACACACAAATATGCCGTCACTGGCATAAACGGATTCGGCTTCTTTTAAATATGCATTGTTAGCTCGCTGGGCACTGCATGCCAGTTTCAAAACTTCACTTACAGTATATTCTGCAGACATTTTGGCCTCGTAGTGTGTGTTGCTATACTTGTATTTTACTGGAAAATTTGTCGGGTGTCAATCACTATTAAGTGTTTAAACACCTTTTTGGACAGTCGATTCAACAACGGATTGTTGTAAAAATGTAACACATAGCTATGTAGGGCAGGACTAATGAACATGTCATGCTTTTTCATTTTACTTAATACAGTTAATTTGGTCATGTATCTTGTTATTCGAGTAACGGGCATGGCTCTTAATAATTCAATAGCAATACTAAATGCATAGGCATCGAGCTCGTCTGGGTCTGCAAGATACTTGCTATACGGATGGGTTGCATGATCACTAAACGTTTGGTGATATCTTGATCTGCTCTGTTGTTGATGTCGTAGTTCGTGTACTACTGCGTCGAAAATTTGAATAAGAAATTCAGTAGTGTGGATTTGTTTAAATTGCTCGTCGCTGTTAAAATTATGATACACTATTACTTCAATAGGAGTTTCATTTTGACGATCATTTTCGGGATCATAAAACGCTATAATGTAAAAATGACTATCGTCTAATAGATTATCTTTTTTGATTTTTATACTAAGATCAATATCTTGTATTCTAAATTCTCGCCTTGTGTTGCTAACAAGTTTTTTAAAAGACATCGACGAAGTATTTTTTTCTCGAACACGTTCGCATACTTTTCTAACACGTTCAAGAACTGAATTCATAATTACATCCTATACGTAATTCTACCCTTGGTTAAATCATACGGTGACATTTCGATTCTAACTTTGTCACCTAAGATAACTTTAATTTTATTTTTTTTAAGTCTGCCGCCCATATAGCATAATACTATTTGTGCCATATTATCTACCTTAACTCTAAATGTTGAGTTAGGTAACACTTCCTCTATTGCGCCTGTAAGTTCTAATAAATCTTCTTTTTTAGCCATTGTTTTGTTTACTAATAATCATTGCACCGTTCTCCACAGTGATATTCATTATGTCACCTTCTTTCCAACCCTGTGCTTCACAAATTTCCGGAGGAATTTTCATTATAACATTATCCGGATCTCCGGGGATATCTTCAAAAATATCATCAGCATTAAATGTAAGTTTTTCCATGTTATTCCTCATCTTTATATTTAACAACAAGCCAGCCTAAAGTGTATAAATCATTTTCAATTTCTTCAGTTACTACACTTTCTGGCACGTAGTCTCGGCCATCGGGATCTGGAGTAGGTTCGTACCCGTCTAAACCGAAACCAGATTCTTTATTACCAATGCCGCTACAGTACCAATCAATGTAGTCGCCTTTTTCTTGCATGTCAGAAATTATGCCACCGCTATGTCTCCAACTACACGACCACCGTTGATCTTTTAATACTGGCCACATCTCACGTTTGATAAAATCATTGTTACACATAGCGGCATATAAATTTTGAGCATAGTTATCGTTATTGCGAACTTTCTCTAAAATCCAATCAGTACTGCGGAGGTCGTACTCCATGTTATCTTTTTGCCAAGCGGGATCGTGAATCTTGTTAGCTTCATCAATCTTGATCTGATCCCACATATCAATGTAGGCTTGATTCGGCTCTTCTCCCTTTTCTTTTGCTCGCCGGATTGCTCCTTCTTTTTGAAAGGTATTACGTTCGAGACTTTTTGATATTTTGCTCATAAGTTATTATACAGTAATTAACTGAGTGTGTCAAATATTTTAGGCGAATATGGTTAAGATAAATATCTATATGTTAGCAGTTTCTAAAAATTCCCTCATTGTTTATCACGTCCTTGCCCACCTCGTTCTTGCCTACGGTATCTATATTGGCAGTATTGAAAATTGGATCATTGCATTTGTAATATATCTTATATTTGCCACCATGGGTGGCACAGTAACATATCATAGATTACTAAGTCATAAATCATTTGACTCCCCTAAGTGGTTTGAATACCTTGGCACTATTGTTGCATCCTTGGGAGGAAATGGATCAAGTATAGGCTGGGTTGCCATTCATAGAGAACATCATAGATTTACAGATACAGGCAAAGATCCACATAGTCCACATCATGTTAGTATATTACGTATACAATTTGCCAGTATGCTTGATCATCCTAAAATTAAATATGTTCCAGATTTACTGCGTTCTAAGTTTCATACATGGATGCATAAAAATTATTGGGCAGTAAACTTTATATATTTGGTTGCAGTCTACAGTCTATTTGGTGTCGACGGCGTAGTATTTGGATACTTTGTTCCTACATTGATGGTGTGGCATGCCGGTAGTGCTATTAATACAGTAAATCATCTATCCGGATATCGAAATTACGATACTAAAGAAAAGAGTACAAATAACTTTTTTACTGGTATATTAGTGTCCGGGGAAGGATGGCATAACAATCATCACGCACATCCTGCAGATGCAAGATTTGGACATAAGTGGTGGGAATTTGATTTAGGGTGGCAACTAATTAAATTAGTCAGGAAATAAAAAAACGGCCGTTAAGGCCGTTTTTTATACTGGACCCACTTCTTTAGTATGGGTCACGCTATTTGATGCCATATGTGCTGGCCAATGTGTTTCAAGATAAGTGATGTCATTTATAAACTTTGCTCTCCAGGCTTGTTGGCT